CACTTTGTTCAAGGTGGAAATCCTGGTATGAATATGATTCGTCGTGAAACAATGTTTATTAATATTCTTGAGGGTCTTCATCCATTGGAAGCAGAGATTGTCACTCTATGTAAAGATAAGAAACTTGGTGAGGTTTATAAAATCACACGAGAGATTGTAGAGGAAGCATATCCAGATATTCAGTGGGGTAATAGAGGATGAGCAAATCAATAGAAGCAACAAAACCATTACTTATCTGGACAAAAACTGAGAAGGATGAGAGTAAGGATAAGTATGGATGTGAAATAGTGATTGAAAATGGTTCGTTGAATGAAGTTCACACTACAAATGCACCTTCTGATTCTTATATCGCACATTACATTTACGAGGATAAGGATCGTTACGATCTCGTAAGAGGAACAAGAGTCAAAATATTTGATATGTATTATGATAAGTTTAAGGGAGATTTAAAGTCAATCGATTATGGTTCTGGTAATGTTAAACCAAACTTATGGGGTTATAGATCACCGACCAAAAACAAAAAGCGAAAGTAGTTTCAAAAATACCGCAAAAAAAATTCCCCAAAATTTTTTCGCGTGTAGGGTTTTTGTAACAGTTGTTACAGTTTTACTTGCATATATAGTATGAATGTGTTAGAATTAACACAACGTTCAACCTCGTAAGAGGTCGCAAGTAAGCCGACTCGGAACGGATTCGTTCATCTCTTAGGAGACGCAAAAGCCGACTGAAGGAACGGGATTAAAACCCCTACTACCGAGGACAAGCAAATGGCAAAAGTCACTTATCGTGGTGTCGAGTATGACACTGAAGAATATAACGCAAAAGTTGTTGAAGAAGCAGCAAAGCGTCAGAGACATGATTTAATGTATCGTGGTCTCAAAGTTAAAAGAAGAGTTGGGATGTCATAATGGTAGTTTTACAAATCTCTCTTGCGAGCATGATTTTTTTAACCATTATATATGTCGAAACACAACTTTTATACAGAAGGGGTTGATCCCCTTCTTTTTTTGTGCTATCATTACATTAGAGTATGTTTGCTATGGATAGAGAAAAATTAAAACTACTGATTCGTCAATTAGAATTTACATTAGACAGTATAAAAGCAGAAGTTTATTCTGATACTGATGCATATAAAAATTCTCGTGCATTTGAGCAAACAAACGATTATGATGAACTTTTCGATGATGACGATGGGTACCCAGACTAGTAGAGCAAGAAAAATGCTTAATCTACTCAAGAGATTAGTAAAGCAAGATTATCTATATACTGATGAAAAATTAAAAGAAATAAAATCTCAGATTAAAATATTAGAGCAAGAAATTTCTGAAATGGAAAAAAGAACTTTTAAGGGATTTGGAAAATGAAGGTTAATTTAGTAAGTATTACTCCTGATGCTGAAAAAACTATGGCACATATTGCCAGAGTGTCTAATCCAAATAATCAAGATAATCCTAATTACGCAGGATTATTGAGATATTGTATTAAACATAATCATTGGTCAGTATTTGAACAATCTACAATGACACTTGAGATTGAAACTACTCGTGCAATTGCAGCACAGATATTAAGACATCGTTCTTTTACATTTCAAGAGTTCTCTCAAAGATATGCACAGAGTAATCAATTGGGTAAAATTGAATTGCCAGAATTGAGAAGACAAGATGATAAGAATCGTCAAAATAGTATTGATGATTTAGATGAATTTGTAGTTCAAAAATTACAAATGCAAATGACAACTCTTTTCAGTTCTGCACAGTCATTGTATAATCAGATGATTGAAGAAGGAGTTGCAAAGGAATGTGCTAGAATGGTATTGCCATTATGCACTCCTACAAAAATTTATATGACAGGTTCCTGTCGTTCATGGATACACTATATTAATTTAAGGTCCGCACATGGAACTCAAAAAGAACATATGGACATAGCAGAGGCATGTCGTAAGGTGTTTACCGAACAATTTCCTTCGGTTTCAGAGGCTTTAGAATGGGTCTAAATAATTTTACATTACTATATCATTATGGCTACATATCCTGTTGTTAATACAACCACTGGCGAGACAAAAGAGGTTTCCATGAGTGTACATGATTGGGATAAATGGAAAGAGGATAATCCAGATTGGACTCGTGATTACTCAGATCCAGACACAATGCCTGGTGTCGGTGAGGTGGGAGAGTGGAGAGATAAATTGAGAAAAAAAGCACCTGGTTGGAATGAAGTTCTCAAAAAAACTCAGAGAAACAATGCAGGTAATTATGTCAGAAATTTAGATTAATGGCAAGAAAAAAAAGAGGAAATTCTGCGGATCAACCCATAGGTGTTGGATTAACAGCAAAACAGATGAAAAGAAAGAAACCTGTAAATTCAGATTATTTAGTGGGTATTGAACCTATTACAGATAATCAGAAAAGACTATTTGAATCCTATAAATCTGGTAAGCAAATCATTGCTTATGGTGCTGCTGGAACTGGAAAAACATTTATCACACTTTATAATGCTCTGAGAGATGTGTTAGATGAGAGCACACCATATGATAAAATTTATATTGTCAGATCATTGGTCGCAACTCGTGAGATTGGATTCTTACCTGGTGATCATGAGGATAAATCCTCTTACTATCAAATACCATATAAACATATGGTAAAGTATATGTTCCAGATGCCATCTGATGCAGATTTTGAAATGCTCTATGGTAATCTTCGTCAACAAGAAACAATTAAATTCTGGAGTACTTCATTTTTAAGAGGAACAACACTTGATAATGCGATTGTTATAGTTGATGAATTTCAAAACTTGAATTTTCATGAATTAGATAGTATAATAACAAGAGTGGGTGAGGATACTAAAATCGTATTCTGTGGTGATGGATCTCAAACAGATTTAACAAAAACAAACGAGAGAAATGGTATTGTAGATTTTATGAGAATCATTCGTTCCATGCCTTCTTTTGATATTATTGAATTTGGAATAGACGATATAGTTCGCTCTGGTCTTGTAAAAGAATATCTTATTGCTAAAATTGAATCGGGTATGTAATGTTTAATCATGTTGATATAGAACTTCCTAAACTCTCTAGAGAGACGATAGATGGTGTTCGTTATTATTCTGTTCCAGATAATAATGAGTTGTTAAAACTTGTTTCGATTACTTCTGTAACGAGTCATTTTAATAAAGAAATATTTCTCGACTGGAGGAAGAGAGTTGGTAATGAGGAAGCAGATCGTGTTACGAAAGCTGCTACAACTCGTGGAACTGATATGCATACTTTGACTGAACATTATCTAAAAAATGATGATCTTCCAAAAGTTCCACCGATATCAAATTTCTTGTTTAAGATATCAAAGGGGAAGTTGAATAAGATAGATAATATTCATACCTTGGAAGGTTCCCTATATAGTAAGGAATTAGGTATTGCAGGAACTGTCGATTGTATTGCGGAATATGATGGTGAGTTAGCAGTAATAGATTTTAAAACTTCAAAAAAACCAAAACCAAGAGATTGGATTGAACACTATTTTGTTCAATGTATGGCATATGGTTGTATGTTGTACGAAATGACAGGAATATCTGTCAAAAAATTAGTCATTATTATGGCATGTGAAAATGGAGAATGTGTAATTTATGAAGAATACGACAAAGCAAAGTACATCAAATTGCTCGGCAAATATATTAGAAAATTTGTTAACGATAAATTGGAACTCTATGGAACCCAGTAAAGAACTAGAAAAAGTGATTGAAAGTAAATTTCTCACACCACAAAAATTTGCAATAGAAATTGAAAAAATTGTGCTTGAGGAACAACTCAATTATATTGACGCAATATTACATTATTGCGATACAAATAGTCTAGAGATTGAATCAATTACAAAATTAATTTCAAAACCATTAAAAGAAAGATTGAAGTGGGATGCAACTCGTCTTAACTTTATGAAACCCACATCAAGAGCAAAACTACCCTTGTAATGCCTCAAAAATTAGTATGTAATGCTTTTGAAAAACCTTTTCCTCATCTTATTGTAGATAATTTCTATGATGATAAAGAGCTAGAATTAATATGGGAAGAATTAAAATTTTATACAAAACCAGGTAAATTACTAGGAGCAAAAGATTTTGGAGGAATAGTAAATAAAACAAATTCTCATGCGATTGCTTTAGATTCAGTTTATATAGATGATAAAGTTAGTGGTGTTAATTATAGGAACTTATCTAATATTTTAACTGTTAATCGAAAACTTTTTACCTCTGGAGTTCTTGATGCATTTGCTAAAATACATGAATGTTGTTGGATTGCTCCAATGTCTAACTTTGATATTACAAAAGTTAGATACTATCATAATAAAGAATATTATGAAGCACATGCTGATATATCTTTTCAGTTTTTAGCATTTTCTTATTTTTATAAAGAACCAAAAAAATTTACTGGTGGTGAATTGTTTTTCCCTCGACACAATTATGAGTTGACTTGTGAGAATAATTCGATTATAATATTACCAGGTTGGGTAACACATGGAGTAAAAGAAGTGAAGATAGAAGATTCTGTCTATTATGATGGTTGGGGTCGTTACTCTATTACCAGTTTTTTTACGTATATGGATCAGAGAATTCTTAATGAAAGTGACACCATTTGAAACTTACCAAACCTATCTTTCGATGAAAAGTCATTTTACTAATCCTAAATATGACTTTTTTAAATATGCAGGTAAGTCTCGTGCTACCGTGACATCATTTAATAAACGAAAAGATAAGTATTGGTTTGAGAAAACTTCAAGAAAATACAGTGATCAACAGATACTAGATTTTCTTTTATCAAACTTTGTAAATGCTAACAACCCACAAAACTTATGGATTGGAGAAATTATCAATTCTGGAGAAAAAAATTATTCAGAATGGATGAAAAGGCAACAGAGTTTGACTTACTTGTTCAAAGAACAAAGCAACAAATTGCTGTTGGAGAAAAACTTAGACGAAGTA